GGTAGCCGCCGGATACCAAACATCAAAAACGCCTGTGTTGCACGGGCGTTTTTCTTAGGTATTTAGGGCTTTTTTGATTGCTTGTGCTCATTTTGAGGTTTCGCTTTGGCAACTTTCTGGCAACCTTTTTTTGAAAGCGTCCATAACTGCGCCCGCACTTGCGTCCTCTTTTTCCTTTGAAAGGTGTGAATAAATTTCAAGCGTCACCTTTACGTTGGCGTGGCCGAGGAATTTCTGCGCGGAAAGCACGTCAACGCCGGCATTATAGAGTATGGAGGCGTAATTATGCCGGAAGTAGTGCGGCGTGAGGATAGAGGCGCCGTCCTCTCTCGTTTCTATGTCGGGCCCCAACTCTGCCATGCGCTCCATCAGCGAACGCCATAGCCTATTTGAAGATGAATTGCGATAGTATGTGCCATCGGGGGCGGGGAATACAAACGCCTGCGGGAATCCCCGCACGAGCATTTCTGCCAGCTCGTCCGGCAGGGGTATATCCCGTATGCTCTCCTTCGTCTTGGGCGGGGTTATCGTGCCCTTCCTTAAATTGACCTGCTGCCGGACGTGTATGACATTCTTCCTGAAATCTACACATTCCCATTGTAGGCCGAGGGCTTCGCCAAGCCTCATTCCGGTATAGTATAGCAATGCCACCAGCAGGCCGTTTTCCTCCTGCATTAGCTTCTTTGCCGCCACTTCCTCCGCTTCCGTCAGCGCCCGGCGGCTTGACTTTTCTTTCGTGGGCTTGACCAGCCCAACGGTCACGTCCCGCTGGATTATCCCCTCGGAGTATGCCCGCTTAAAAACGGATTCTAACACATGATGTACATTTTCGATTATGGTTACGCACGTATCGCCCTTGGAGTTAAGCAACTCCTGCAAATCCATAGTGGATATTGCGGTGAGCCGCTTATCCCCCAGCACCGGCAATATGTGCTTGTTGAGTGCCGTCTTATATCCGCTCTGCGCCGATTCCTTTATATTCGGCTTTTTGTAGACATTATACCACTGTATGGCGTATGGGCCGAAAAGCGCGTCCTTCTGTGCGGTGCGCCCGGTGATGAACTCTTGTTTGACCGCCTCCTTCGCGGCCTCCAGCTCCTTCTTTGTGCGCCCGGATACATATTTTATCACGCTGCCGCCGTTCATATCCTTGCCGACGGTTACTTTAGCCCTATACCTCCCGTCGCTTTGCCTTGCCATTTACAAAAACCTCCCGTTATGCTAAAATCGGAGGCGGAGAAGCACCCACCTCTGATCCCCCTTGCGCTGCGCCAACAGCCGGGGGGATTTTTATAACTCGAAATCGTTCTCATATTCTTCGGCTTCCCAGCCATCATCGTATCCGTGATGATAACCTTTTACATAACCCTCGTCGTAAAAGCTGCGCTTGGCTTCCTCATATCCTTCCTCATAGCCTATATCATAACCTTCGTTGTAACCTTCGCTGTGTCCTTCGCTGCGCCCCTTTTGCTCGATACTGTAACCCCACTCATTCTTTGCTGCTTCATATCCCTCCTGATACGCCGCGTTATACAATGCGGCTTCTTCTTCAGTTGTAATATCCGAACAACCTACCAATAAAAGAGCAAACGCCACCAATAATACTACACGCTTCATAATTTCACTCCCCCTACACTATTTAATCAGTCCCGTTATCCACCCTTTATCGAGGTGCATCATATCATATACCAGCATCCCTATGACCGCCGCCATAACAATAAAAGTAAATACTGCTATTATCATTATCGTGCGTTCCAGCTTCTTTATCTTCCGTTCCCTGTACTCTAACCCTCTTTCGTATAGCTGCGTCAATCCTTCCGGCTCACACACCCTATCCTCGTCCAGATCGTTCAGGCTCCCGCCCATGGCCTTTACCAGCTTGCAGACCGTATCAAACCCCGGATTTTCCGTTAAGCCCTGAAGCACACGGTTTACCGTGGCAACGGGCACACTGCTTTTGTCCGCTATCTGCTGCGCCGTCATATTACTTGCGTCCTTCATGGCGCGTAAATGTTCATATAACAACAAAAAGTATCACCTTCTTCATTTATGTGTGGCGAAAAAACAAGAATGTTAGCGAATCACCTATTATGAGTATTTGATTTGAGCGGCAAAGTTGCTATTATCAATTCAGGACGGTTCACAAGATGCTTCTCCACCGTCTTAGGCGGAGGTGAGCGGCTCCCGCTCCCTCTGCCGGTTAAAGGCGAAACCGAGGCACGATTTGTGCAACATTGTTGAGCGCAGTCCCCCTTATGGTACTCTCATACAAATTCCCCCTTTCTTTTTGAATCTAACGTGTTATTATCAAAACAGAACAAATGTTTGGAGGTAGAACAAATGGAAATCACCCGCGATACGTTATCTGGAATGTCTTTAGAACAATTACGTCTTATTGCTGACTTTGTAGAAGCAGCTTTAGATAGTCAAGAAGCCGAGTTTTGTTCTCAGGAGATAATTGTTTGATACCATTCAGAATGTAATCAACCAAGGCATCTTTCTCGGCCTTTTCGCTGTCTTCGTGTTCGTCATAATACTCTCCTGTTATAAGTACTGAAGGCTTTAACTGCAAAACACGAGCAAGGTTAAAAATACGATCCCTGCGCATATTCTCAATCTCCCCGGCTTCCCATCGTGAAACCGTGGCCTCCGAGACACCAACGGCGCGTGCAACTTCTACTTGTGTAAGCCCTAAATCGATTCTCCTATTTTTTATAATATTTGCAATATCCATGACAGTCCCCCCTTGTTCAAAACAATAATATCATGCACTTTACTTTTATGCAAGGCTGAAAAGAAAAAAATAACATATAAAATTGCGTAAACGTATTGACAGGACAAAACGAAAGGGGTAAAATGAACTTACGAAAACGCAAGAAGGGAGGGAACCCGATGTTCAACAAAAGATTGTTTAGAGCAAAGGTCATTGAAAAGGGATTCACCCTGACGCAAATAGCGGCTAAAATTGGGATTTCGGAAGCTACGCTTTCGCGAAAAGTGACCGGTATAAGCGATTTCACGCGGAAGGAAATATATGCCATAGTTCACATTTTGACACTTGAGCGTGATGATGTGGATAGAATTTTTTTTGCCGATGAATCTGCGTAAACGCAAGTCAAGACCCCGAAAAAACACCCAAGGCAACTTACAGGGGTGCTTTCAAGGCCGAAGTTGTTTACCCGAAACTTGCAGCAAATTACTATCGCGGCCTTGTCAGCCGCTGTCGCGCTGGTCAGCGAGGATAGCAAGATGCACGGAAAAGCTGCATTCCGCTTCTTGGAGCACAGTCACTTAGGCAGTTACGGTTCTGCCACTAAGCCCTTAGCATCGTGTTTTTCATTCGGGAACGGGCGAGGACAAAAGTTTTTCCAACAGGGTTCACTCCTCTCTCGCCCACATAAGGGCAATAACAAAATAACATAAATAATACGAATTTACAAGGACAGGACGCAAAAAAGACGGACGAGCGGACGGCGTAGACGGTGAGCGACACCATTCGAACGGCATAGGGGAAGGGTATGGGAAGATGAAGGAGACTACAAAACTCAGGATATTGGCAATATGGTCAGCGACTATAGGAACAGTGTCCCTGCTTCTATCAATAGTGCGATTGTGCCGGTTATTGCTCCAATAAAGAAAGGAATCAGCCATGGATAACTTTGACAAACTCCTGCGGGACATGATAACCGCCGCCGTGGACGAGCGTATAAACAGCATCGAAGCGCTGGAGGAGCGCATGGTGAAGATGCACGGCGAGTATGTCACCACCAAGCGGGCATCCGAGATCATCAACGTAGACCCCGGCACCATACGCGCCATGTGCAGGGATGGGCGCCTCATGGCGACCGCCGCCGACGGCCACGCCCCCCTCATACTGGTACGGAGCATGGCCTCCATGGTAGAGGATAAGACGGCGGATCAGCCCAGGGTAAAGGCTGCCCGCCGCCATAAGTACGACGATTGCAAATACAAAGTGCAATAGCTCCCCGTACGAAAGGGGAGAGCAGAGGGCGGCATCTTGGGCCGGTGTCCGATGGGCAGAGTTTATAATCTCCTTTTTGATATACACAGACCACCTGATATGTCCGACAAAACGCTGCTTCTGCTCACCGCCCTCTGCTGTCTCCTTTCGCCGGAGGTGATGTAAATGACCTAACAGCCCTACAACAGCACGTTAGCAACTCGACCGGGCGAGTATAAACAGGATTCAGGCCCGGTGCGTCTCCCGCGGACGGGTTTGCCGATAGCCCGCGCCGCCGGAGGATATCAGATCATAAGGAGGACGCAAAACAATGCAATTAGGAGAAATGACATTCGGGGCAAACATCAAAATTCCCGAGCGACAAGAAGATGGCAGCTATAAGCTGGCGGACTACACGCTGGGCTACTTCGGCGCAGGCATAGCCGCATTTATTCGCAAGGACATACACAGCCTGTGCCGGTTCGGCGACAGCGCGGAGTACGCCGGTTCAGACCTGGACAAACGCATGACCGAAATATACGATAGCTACCCTGACGAGCTTAAAGAACTGATTATCCCTTGCACGATCCCGTTGTATAACGGCAGCGGCGCCGAGAATATAACCCGAAAAGTATTTGCTCCCACGTTGACCATGGTAGGCTGCGGCGACAACCACGGAGTGGAAGAAGGCTTAACATGGCCTATATTTACGGGAAGAGATAGACGCAAAAAGACCTTTCAAGGCCCAGCGACCATCTGGTGGCTTTCCTCGCAGTACTCCGCTGGCAGCGCGCGGTACGTCGACACGGACGGCTCCGCCTACCGCAACTTCCCGTCGCGCGCGTACGGGGTTGTCCCCACTTTTTTAATCCCTCAATCGGTACAGATTGACGATACACCGGACAATGACGGCAGTTACAGATTGACGGTGCTGGAAAGCTATTGCTCGTAAAAAGCCATGAAAAGCAAACGCACAAAGGCATGCGAAATACCTCTCAAAGTCAAACGGTGGGTATGGGAGAGGGATCATCATTGCTGCGTCCTGTGCGGCAGGCCCGGCAACCCGGACGCGCATTTTATTCCGCGCTCCCAAAACGGCAAGGGAATAGAAGAAAACATCGTCACCCTATGCCCTGAGTGCCACAGGGATTACGACAATTCCGAGCACAGGACGGAGCTGAAAAAGGCCCTTCGCGCCTACCTCACGGCCAAATACCCGGATTGGGACGAAGAGAAACTGAAATACCGCAAGTGGAGGAGCGATTACATATGCAAGTAAGGGAGCTTTTACCCATAATCGCCCTGCTGAAAACACAGCGGGTACGACTGTACCACTCGCCGGACGGGGCGCTGATCGGAGACTTCAGGAGGGAGGATATTCTTCCCGCCGTCTGCGACAGAACGGTAGCCGCCCTGCTCGATGCGTCCCTGCTGTGCGTTGACGCCAACAACAACTACATCAATTTATACGTTGCAACTGGAAAGGACAATTGATATGTGGGGAGCATTTTTTAGCTGGGGAGTGCCGATGTTTGTGATCGGCATAATGACGGGCTTTGCCTTCGCACCCCGCAAAAGGAGATAGATATGGAAGCGTGCATAACCGGACAAACTCTGTGCTGGCGTTGCCGGAGGGCGACCAACGCGCCGGGCATGGGCTGCAGCTGGTCTCGCCGCGCCGATCCCGAACCCGTTGAGGGCTGGGAGGCAAGGGAGACAACGCTGAAGGGTAGCGACTATTACCACGGCAAAAACTACACGACAATTATACAGTCCTACGTCATCCGCGCCTGCCCGCTGTTTTTGCCGGACGGGAAAGGTGAGCCGCCGCGTATATACAGGAAGTGGATCGTCGAAGTGGACGGCGATTGGCTGACAACGCAGGAGACGAGGGAGCGGCTGGGTATCGACAGGCACGAAATATACAAGCTGATCGAGCGCGGCAAGCTCAACGCCAGACAAGTGGAGCAAATGAGCTAAAAACATATCAAAGGGAGGACATAAACAATGAAATTAGGAGAACTACCATTCGGAAGCAACATCAAAATTCCCGAGCGCCGCGAGGATGGAACCTACGAGCTGGCTGACTACACCCTCGGTTGCCTCAATAATTTTGACGTAGGCACCGCAGGGCTTATCCGCAAAGACATACACAGCCTGTGCCGATTCGGCGACAGCGCGGAGTACGCCGGATCAGACCTGGACAAACGCATGACGGAAATATACAACAGCTACCCCGCCGAACTTAAAGAACTGATTATCCCCAGCACGATCCCGCTGTACAACGGCAGCGGCGTCGAGAATATAACCCGCAAGGTGTTTGCCCCCGCGCTGACCATGGTAGGCTGCGGCGACAACCACGGAACAGAAGAAGGCTTAACATGGCCTATATTCACGGGAAGAAATAGCCGCGAAAAGACTTTTAACGGCTCGGATGCCTTCTGGTGGCTTTCTTCACAGAACTCCTTTGGCGGCGCGTGGAGCGTCTACGCGGACAGCACCGTCTACTACGGCGGCGACCTGTCGAACACGTTCGGGGCTGTCCCCGCTTTTGTAATCCCTCAATCGGCGCAGATTGACGATACACCGGACAATGACGGCAGCTACAGCTTGACGGAGCTGCAAAGCTATTGCTCGTAAAAAGACTGTGAAAAAAACATATCAAAGGAGGACATAAAAGTGGAAACAACTGAAAGGACGTTCGGCGCTTGCCGCTACTGCGGGCAGCTGCTCAATATCAAGAGCTATTTGGCCCTGCACCCAAACATCGACGACCCGGACGAGGACGGGATAGCTACCCTCATATGTGACTGCAAGGAGGCCAGACGCGACCGCGACACTCATGAGGCTGCCCTTCGGGGAGAGAGCGACCGCATTGAGGCCCTGCAAAAAGCAGAGGACGTGATCGAGGAGCTTTTTGCAGGCAACCCGCACCAGAAGCGTATAGCCGTGGACGAACAGACGCGGGAGATATTGCAGCAGCTTGCCGAGCGGGTGTACGGCGGATTTGTGGATAAAGCGGTCATAACCACCACGGACGGAGTTAAGGCCACCGTAAAGAGCACCGGCTCCGCCGCTATCGGCATAGCCATAGAGCGCAGCGAGACCAAAAAGGAGAAAAAGGAGATATAACCCATGGAAAGCCGGGAGATATATGACATGCTCCTGCGCGCCATAGGGGAGCACGTGGACACAAAAGGCCGGGCCGCTGTCAGCATCAACGGCAGGCCCGCCCTGATAGTAACGATAGACCGGGAGACCGGAGAGGTTACCGCCCGCAATGCGATCACTGACACGACCGCCGCCGACGCGGTGATAGACTACCTCAACACTGTTGCCGGGACTAAATACCAAAAAACGCCAAAAAATCGTAGCTATATCAACGCCCGCATTGCGGAGGGGCACACGCCGGAGGACTGCCGCCGGGTAATAGACAGCCGCTGGGCAACGTGGAAGGGGACAAGCATGCAGGAGTATATGCGCCCCTGCACCCTGTTTAACAGCGAGAAATTTGAGGGCTACCTCGCGGCGGCGAAAACCGGCGTCAAAAAGGGCAATGTCAGTTACTTTATGAGTCACGATCAACGCCAATACTCCGCTGCCGAGCTGGCCGGCATAGGCGTTGACCTGCTGGGGGAGGGATAGCATGCACAAAGCGCTTTTGTCATCGAAAGACATGAACTGGTGTACACCTCAAAAGTTTTATGACGAGCTGAACGAGGAATTTCACTTTGTGTTGGATCCAGCAGCCACTGATGAAACGGCGAAATGCTCTTTGTATTACACGCCAGAAACGGACGGGCTTTCGCAGAGCTGGGATTGCGGTGGAGCGGTATTTTGCAATCCGCCATACGGACGCGAGATCGGTAAATGGATCGAAAAAGCATACGAGGAATCGCAGAAAACTGAGCATCCGATAGTGCTGCTCATTCCGGCACGGACGGATACGAGCTATTTTCATGACTACATTTATGGCAAGGCAGAAATGCGCTTCTTGCGAGGACGAATTCGATTCACCCATAAAAATGGAACTACATATAATGCGGCTCCATTCCCATCAATGATTGTTATATATAACAGCCGGAAGGACTAAAGAAATGAAAAAGAAAAAACTGCCCACCTACACCATCCTGATCCGCACACCCTCGGGGACGGAGACCATAACCAAGACCAACGACTTGGCAAAAGCCAGACGGACATATGCCCAGTACAAGGGCTCATGCCGCCTGTGCATTGACGGGCGGGAACTGCATATCCTTGAGGCGGACAGGCTCATGGACGACCACAGCGACAAAGTGATAGAGCAGATATTTATCCCGCGCCGCACGAAGAAAACCGAGGACATACACGCATTAAAGCCTGCCCGGTAACACGGGCAGGACTTGACCTTTTGCCGGGTGCGGCAATCACCCGGTCCTCCATTGATAGGGTGGCGGCAGGTGCGGCCAACGGGCCAATGACCCGCACCGCAAACCACCGCCCCCGGCAAAGGGCCAAGACCTGATTATTAAAAAAGGAGGCCGCCATGCAGCGGGTACGGCGTGATATATATTCCGGCGTGGTGCTGGAGCGGATTATATACTCCGTGGGCGACAGGACGCAAAAACCCTACCGCCCGCGGAAACCGAGATTTAAGACGGACGAGGAAAGGGCGCGGTTTAACTCTGAGGTAGCCCGCCGGGCACATACCCGGCTGGTCAATGAAAACTTCACCCCGGCCTCGCTATACTGCACATTGACGCAGGACGACGAGCACGAGGTACACGATTTTAAGGATTTCCGCCGCCTCTGCGTCAATTTCCGCCGCCGGCTGCTCTACGCCTACCCGGAGGCAAAAATCGTTATCTACATGGGGCGCGGCAAAAACACCCACCGCATACACGCCCATATGCTGACGGACGGAGTGCCGGAGGAGGCCATACGCAAACAATGGACGCTGGGCAGCGTCAACCGCTGCGAACACCTCCGGGCGCACATCCACTATGACGGCATAGACCACGGCCCGGACTATACGGGATTAGCCAATTACCTGTTTAGTCACTGGACGCCGGAGCAGGGCGGGCACCATTACATGGCCACCCGCAACCTTGCCCCTTGCGGCAGGGAGCAGACAAAACCAATAAAACGCAACTACACGCCGGCCAAGCCGCCGCATACGCCGAGGGACTATATCCTCGTCGAGAGCGGCGCGACAGAGTTCGGCTTTACCTATTTCAAATATGTCAAAATCCCGCCCAAGCGGCGGTGTTAAGCGGCGCAAAGCGCAAGGCTTTTACCGGGGCCTTGTAAATGCGTCGGATTTTACGACGATATCAAAAAGGAGGTAAAAACGATTGCTGAAGGACTACACCATGACCCCCAACCGGGCGGGTATACCCGTATGGCGACCTGCCCAGCCGGTAATAGGCAAAGAGGACGAGCACCAGACCGCCCTGACCAACTGGGCGCGGATGATGCGGACGCAGTATCCAGCACTGCGGCTCTACCACCACATACCCAACGGCGGCTTACGCGATAAGCGCACCGCTGTGCGGCTAATATGGCAGGGGGTACATTCCGGCGTACCCGATGTATTTATTCCCACCGCCCGGGGCGGCTACCATGGTATATACGTTGAGCTCAAAACTGGCGCCAATAGTCCAACGCCAAACCAAAACGAGTTTATGAGCGGCGCTATGGCCGAGGGCTACTATTGCGCGGTCTGCTACGGCTGGCCCTGCGCCGCCGCGGTGATCGAGGATTACCTGCGCATGCCGGCTGCTCTCCGCAGGATTGATGCACTTGCGCTGGATGGCAAACATGACGAGGGCTGCGCTTGGTGTAAGGCCGAATACACGATTATTGATGACGAATTTGCACAGCCAATAAGCCAGAAGATGATTAAATTCTGCTGGCATTGCGGTAGGAAGTTGGAGGGCAACAATGAGAGCACTGTATAAACGCACGAAAGGTAAGGCGTCAAATGTGCAGGACAGACTATACCACAAGAACGTATTTTGCATATCAAACCGCTGGATACGCTGGGCAAAACGATATTTAAGCAAAGCGAACAGGAGGACTGACAATAGCTAAAGAGTTCATAGAGCGAGAAAAGGCGATAAATGCAATAGAAAATGATTGTCTTGAACTGGTCTATTACACTAAAGAGGATGCTATACAGTGTGTCAAAGCAATCCCAGCCGCCGATGTTGTCGAAGTGGTCAGATGCCGGGAGTGCAAATACAGCTACAAGGATGAGATATTCGGAAATCGCTGGTGCGATTCTCATTTAGGATGCAGAAAGGTCAAGGATGACGGATATTGCTATCTGGGAGAACGAAAAGAAGGTACTGACAATGACTAAAGAGTTCATAGAGCGTGAGGCGTTGATTGCCCGATATGATGCGGAGCATGTTGGCCCACCGGGCAGAGCAAGGGAATTGATGGCAACTGCACCCGCCGCCGATGTGGTGCCAGCGACACATGGAGAGCTTACTGAGCATATGTGTGAATTACTCCGGGCAGAGAAAGACGGACGGTTGGTGGTGCTGCCGTGTAGGGTCGGGGACAGAATATATCGAGTTATTGATGATTGTACATTCCCCGGGGATTGTGGAACGACAAGGATGTGTAAAGGGTGCGAATATCGAAATTTGTTTATTGAAAAATGTACATTCCGTTTGTATTTGCTTACTGATGATGGTCAGTTACGGAGAGGTTACTACCGCACCCGTGAAGAAGCCGAAAAGGCATTGGAGGCAAGGGAAAATGGCTAAATACATAGAACGAGAAGCGGCTAAGGCGCGGCTTAGAATGTGGATCACAGATTGCGTATTAGACGGAAACAATGAGGCGGCAGACTGTTTCAGGGGCTGTATAGACCTCCTCGACAGCATCCCTGCCGCTGATGTTGCTCCGGCTGTGGAGCTTGAAGATTTGAGAGCCAAGTATCAGGCGCTCGTTGCAGAAAAAGACAAGAACAGCGGAGACACGGCCGAAACGTATACAACCGGGTATCGCTATGGTCACAGAAACGGACAGATTGAATTGCTCCAACAGATTTTGGGCATTTTCGATGGTGTAAGCGAGCTGGAGGAAACAAATGAGTAAAGAATATATAGACCGCGAAAAAGTGATATTGGCAGTAAGACACGCATGGGCAAAGGGGCTTGAGCCGACGCAATACATCGAGCAAATCCCCGCCGCCGATGTTATAGAGAAGAAACATGGATATTGGATAAAAAGGATAATAGAAAATGAAAAAGAGGATTATCCAATACGAAATGTGGATTATATTTGTTCAAGATGCGAAGGCTGCTGGCATGAGCCGCTGAAATATTGTCCTATGTGTTTGGCCGAAATGGATAAGGAGGAATAACAATGGTCAAGTACATCATCATAGGAGTAGTTATTGGTATGGCATTGTCCTTGTTGTTGGTGCTTATATGCGAACTGGTGTACGTATCACGGTTTACAGGGAAAGTGAAGCCAGAACCACCGAAGGAGGAATGAAGATGAAGCCGATTTATATACCTAAAGGAAAAGCAAAAGAGTACGGCGATTATGCTATCAACATTTACACGGGATGTCCTCACAGATGTTATTACTGCTTTGCCCCGTCAGTGTTAAGGAAAGATCGGGAACAGTTTCACACTAACATAAAGCCTCGTGATGGAATTGTGGAGGCAACTATTAAACAGTTAGAGCGGGAAGGAATCGCGGGCAAATTGATACACCTGTGTTTCACCTGTGACCCATACCCCACAGGACATGATACCACGGCGACACGGCAGATTATAAAGGCTATCAAGGCAAGTGGGAACCATGTTCAGATACTTACAAAGGGCGATGGGAGCCGTGACTTTGATTTGCTGGATGAAAACGATTGGTACGGTATTACCTATGATGGTATGTATGGCGGTGTATATATGCCAAGCGACAGGCTTATAGATGTGAAAGAAGCGCATGACTGGGGAATAAAAACATGGTGTTCTTTTGAGCCTGTAACGGATGCAGATCGGGTTTTGGAATGTATCGAGAACTGTTATGACATATTTGACAAGGTTAAAATTGGAAAATTGAATTACTATTCGTCAAATATTAACTGGAAACAGTTTGGGGAAGAAGCCGAACAACTATGCAAGCAACTTGGCATTGATTACTACATAAAAGAGAGCTTACGGGCAGAAATGGTCAAACCCCCGAAGGAGGAAAAATGAAACGAGTAATAGCAATAACAATATTAACCCTGCTGACCCTCGCCTTGTGCGGGTGCACAAAGGCAGAGGCCAGTAACCACAGACTGAGGACACTGGACACGGGTTTGATGTATGAAATATATGTCGATAACCTCACGGGGATACAATACCTGCGAACATACAAAGGCGGCGTGTGCGTAATGGTAGACGCGGAGGGGCAGCCGCTGATATGGGAGGAAGAAAAATGATAACGATCCACAACAACGAGGAGCCGCTGTACAAGCTGGCGAAGGAAATACACGAAAACGCCGTTGCTCATGGCTGGTGGGACGAGCCTCGCAACCTACTGGAGATTGTCGCCCTTTGCCATAGCGAGCTGTCCGAGGCGGTAGAGGAATACCGCGCCGGTCGCGGCATGATTTACCCCGGCGTGGGCGGCAAGCCCGAGGGGATCGCCGTCGAAATGGCGGATTGTCTCATCCGCATACTGGATTGGTTTGGTCGTGAGGGGCTGGATGTGGACGAGATTGTGCGACAAAAGATGGCCTATAATCGTGGGCGGCCCTATAAGCACGGAAAGAAGTGCTGAAATGAATGATAGAGAAAAGCGTTGGAGGGTGCGGGGACAACTCCGCCGGTGGGGGAACACGGCAAACCTGTGCCGGAGGAAACAGGCTGAAATCGCGGAATATATCGGGCTGATCGATGCCGCTGTTGACACACTGGGCGCACAGATCATTAGCGGAGCGCCGCGTGGGACGGATACGAGCGACCCCACAGCGTGGGCGGCACAAAGGGCGGAAGCACTAAGGGAGGCCTATCGCGGGCGGATAACCGAATTGCAAATTGATATATGCACTGCCCTGGATTTGGCGCGGCACATGGACGAGATCGTAACCGAGCTGCCCCCTGACCAACAGGAGGTTATCGACAAACGGTATAAGCGCCGCTGGGGGTGGGGCAGGATAGGCGCGAAATTATACATCAGCGATAGGCAAGCACAGCGCGTGGAGGCGGAGGCGGTCACGAGACTTGCAGAATATATGGATTTTGAGCGGATGGAATAAAAAAAGGGCTGCGTTGAGCGGCCCATTTTTGCTGCCTTAAAATCATACGGCGGGGGCGGCTTTACGCCGCCACCGTCTGTAAGTCGTAATAAAAATTGGTGTCAAAGTAGTCAACCATGCTGTTAGTGCCGTCGTATCTGTATGCCTCGATTATGGCCTTGACCTTGTGCAGCTTGCGGAGAGTGTCGGCAGTGTAGGCGGTCATCCTGTCTATGCTGTGCCGGTTGATGTCCTGCCCGTGCGCTGCCTGCTTATAATCGTACTCTGCGGCGGCCTGCCTGATGCGCTTCTGCTCCGCGCTGTCCAACTTGTAATACTCGTCAATGCGTATGCTCTCGCCCCGGTCGCCAATGTATATGTGAGCCCGGCTTGTGCTGATGGTGTAGTCCGCTATGTACTGCTCGCGGCTTATCATGTCAGCCTCTGTTATTTTGATTTTGGCCGTGATGTGCTGGCCGCCGGAGTAGGTTTTACAGCTCACCGTTACGCCCTTAATTCCTGCCGCCCTGATGTCGTCCCGGATGGCCTTGCTAAGTTCCGCGCCGTATAAGTGTTTGCCGGATTTATTGCCGTCCCAGCGGGTAGCCCCTAAATAACCCTCGGAGACCGTGCCGCCCAGCTCGTTATCATGCTCACCGATGGCCGCTAATATGTCATTCTGGGCGGCGAATCCGTACCAGCAGCCCTTCTTCGGGTTCCAGCGCATTTTCAGACCGCGCAGAGCGGTTAAAACCTCGGCGGCGGGCTTGCTTTTAAAATAAATTTCATTGCTGTTATATTGTGCGTTCTTCTCGATTCTGTAGCTTGCCATATAAAAAGCGCCTCCTTATTGTTCCATAGTGTTCTTTCCCTTTGGCTGTTTCTTCTGGGACGGGTATGGGATAAATTCCTCCTCGCCCGCAATAATGCTGTACTCAGAGCGCAGAATCGGGTGCGTTTCTCGCTTTTGCTGCTGACGGATTAGGCTAATGGCTTCCTCTTTCGTGGTTGTACTTGCTTGCATTGTCCCATCCTTAAAAACATGAAACCGTTTCATTGCTTTCTCCCTCCATTGTTCGGGGTGGTTCCCCTTTTGATGTCTCTATTATATACTTACGGGAGTATATAGTCAACTGAAATATTAAGGGAAAAGCCTTAAAGAATTAGAAAGATATACTTGCAGCAGTATGCCAGAAATGATATAATTATTGCGGAGGTGATAACATGGGCACATCAGCAACGAGGGCAAAAAGAAAATACAACTCAAAAACGTATGAACGACTTGAAATCACAGTAAAAGCAGGAGAAAAAGAAAAAATAAAACAGAGAGCGGGAAAGTTAGGAAAAAGCATTAACGCCTATATAACCGATCTAATCTATAAGGACATGGAAAAAGAGGGCTGATATAGCCCTCTTATATCATTATCCCAAACTTTGCCGCCAGCAGCTCCCGCCGCGCTTGCGGTATCGGCTTAACTCCGGCGCACCATGAGTGCACGGCGGCCTTGCTTACCTCACAAGCCTCGGCGGCCTGCTCCAACGTCAGGCCGCGGGCCTTGAGCTGATCCCGCAAATACTCGCCGTCGCCGAGTACAGGAGCGCACCGGCCCTGCATATATGCAAGCTCCCACATGCCTTGCTGGTTGAGCGGCAGCGCGTGCTCGTCCTCGGTTATATCCTCCGCGCCTTGCAGCGCGTCCCGTATGGCTCTGTCGACATCGGGTGTGAGTTTGCGGTTAATAATCATATACCGCAAGCCCTCACCCAGCCCGCGGATGGGCCACATATTAGCTGTCTGCACCCGGCAGCGCGCCCCGATGATGTCGGGGAGCTGCGCCGCCATTATACCATACGCCCGGCCCAGGGCCTTAACCGTGTTGTCTGTCATGTGCTCACCTCCGTTAATCCTGCATGACCCAGACGCGATAATCAGTTACGGACATAACGGCCCAGCCGCCGTCAACCTCAACCACAACCTCATCACCACGGCAATTTTCCATCGCCTCGTCATACGTGTCAAAATGTACCATTTGCATATCCTCCTTTTTTTGCTTTTACCAAACCGTCACGATCTCGTCATAATAGGGGTTACTGCGCTCTACATCGTAATAATCGCCGTCATAATAGCGGGCCTCCAGCAAATCCATACCAGTTAGCCCCTCGGGGTCATCGGTGATCTTGTACTCAACGGGCAAATCCAACTCCCGAGCCGCGCTGAGGGTGTGGTGCTTGTCAGTTTGCATAGCATACTCTACACCGTCGATTATGCCAACATAGGAGCACGGGACGATGATACTTTTAGCACCGGCGGCGGTGAGCTGCTCTATTTTTTCGGCTACTATTTCGGGGTTGATGTAGTGCTGGCTGCTGATGATTGTCATTGTCGTGTGCTCCTCTCTTGTTATGTCTATATTATATACCTGTCAGATTAAAAAGTCAACCGAAAAGATAAACAAACTAAAATAATAAGGCAAATATTTTTAATGCGAGAACCTAAAACCTGTCGCGAAATGTCGTGATCCATGCGCTATGATTGTAGCATAGAGATGGGCCGCACGAGATGAGCGGCCCGTTAGCTTTATGGGGGTACCAAAAGAACGATGTACAAATGCAAAAGCTGTGGCGAGATATTCGCCGCGCCGGTTGAAACGGAGGATTACCAGCTATACGCAGAGCCGTTTGACGCCTGCCCGAAATGCCGGAGCGAGTGGATCACAGAATATGACCACTGCCCGGTGTGCGGCAAAAATGAGCGCATGGACAGCCTGCCGGTATGCCGGGAGTGCGCCATAAAGGAGCTGGAGGCCATGGAGCGCGAGGGTAAGCTCTTCGGCGGCATTTGCCGCGGGGCGCTGCTGCAACTGCTCAGGGGGCAGATATGAGCGTATACGAGCGCATAGCGGCGGTAATGGCCGATGTTACCTATCTCACGCGGGATTGCGATATGGGCGATTTTTGGACGTTGAGCGACGAGAGGGTAACGAGCGCGGTGAGGGCCAGCCTGATAAAAAATGGCCTGGTGATTATCCCCATAGCTACCGAGACGCAGACCAAGGACGCGATAGCCGCCACCATCACATACAAGATACAGGGCATCGACGACGACGGCATAAACGTCTGCATGAGCGGCAGCGGCGAGACGCTGGGGGCCGCCCTCACAAATGCCCACAAATATATGCTCTTGCAGGTTTTTAATATTCCCAATGGCATGGAGCAGATGGGCACGGGTGAGCGGCCTAAAACGGGCAGGGGGCGGGCATTACTCAACGCGCTCAAAAAAATGTGCCCGGACGAGCAAACGCTAAACGCCATGAGCGGCAACCTATACGGCCGACCCGTGACAGAGCTGACCGAGGACGAGCTGCAAAAAATGGCAAACGAGATTGACAGATTGAGAGGTGATAGAGCGTGAGAGATAACGAGTATTTTGACGAGATCAAAACCGGCGGCAGGCCGAAAATGGTCATCAACAAGCGCGGCCTGAAATTGGTCACCGACCTATCCAAGATAATGTGCAGCAACGAGGAGATAGCCACCTCCCTCGGCGTGTGCGTCAATATGCTGACCAACGTTAATAACGCCAAATTGTTTAATCAGGCCAAGGCCGCCGGACAAACCGACGCTAAAAAAAGTCTGCGCCGCAAACAGTTCGCCCTCGCGGCGAAAAACGCGAACATGGCGATATTTTTAGGCAAAAACTACCTTGACCAGCGCGACAAACAGGAGATCGAGAGCACCATCAGCGGCGGCGTATCCCTGGGATTTGACGATGATCTTATGGGGTAAATATATCGTTGGGGCTGCCACCGAACCCTAAACAGATGGAGTTTTTCCGCGCCCGTGGGCGGCACGTTGCATATGGCGGCGCAAGGGGCGGCGGTAAGAGCTGGGCCATGCGAACCAAATTGATCATGCTGGCCGTCAAATATCCGGGTATACAGATGCTGCTCCTCCGTCGTACCATGCCGCAGCTCCGCGAAAACCATATCGTCCCCATGCTGTCCACCCTCAAGGGCATCGCCCAATATAAAAGCCAGGAAAAGGTTTTCGAATTTTATAACGGCTCCCGCATCGTGTGCGGCTACTGCGCCGCCGAAATCGACGCGCTCAACTATCAGGGCCAGTCATACGACGTTATAGGCATGGAGGAGGCCACACAATTTACGGAGCAGCAAATGGACTGGATCGTCTCCTCTAACCGTCCATCCGGCCCCGGCTACCCGACGCGCATGTATTACACCTGCAACCCCGGCGGAGTAGGCCACGCATGGGTAAAACGATTATTTATTGACCGCGACTACCGCAACAGTGAGCGGCCCGAAGATTACGATTTTATCCCGGCGAAGGTATATGACAACTATGTATTGATGGGACGCGACCCGGATTACGTCCGTAAGCTGGAAAATCTGCCTGAAGACATGCGCCGGGCACACCTGGACGGCGATTGGGATTTGTTTGTCGGGCAGTATTTCACGGAGTTCCGGCGCGATATACACGTTGTCACACCGTTTGCCATACCCGATTACTGGCAGCGATACAGGGCATTTGACTACGGCTTGGACATGTTGGCCTGCTACTGGGCGGCATTTGACGAGCTGGGCAACTGCTACGTGTATAACGAGTATTGCGCCCCTAACCTCATCATTTCCGAGGCGGCGCGCCGAATATTGGAGCGCACGCCGGAGGAAAACAAAATAGAGTGTACCTTTGCCCCGCGTGATATGTGGGCTACCAACAGGGCGACGGGCAAGTACCAGGCGGAGATATTTGCCGAAAACGGTTTACGGCTAACACCCGTGAGCAATGGGAGAGTGGCAGGATGGCAAAATATAGCGGAGTGGCTGCACCCCGTCCCCGATGGCGTGGGCGGCACACAGCCCCGCCTAAAAATATTTAGCAACTGCGTGGAGCTGATAAAGGATTTGCCGCTGCTCCAGCATGACGACAAAAACCCGAGCGACTGCGCGACGGAACCCCACGACATAACCCATGCCCCTGACGGCCTGCGTTATCTGTTGGACGGCAGACCGCGCCCGGCAGAAATACTCACGCCGCGGGACGAAGACGAGCCGCTTGAATTTGACGACCAGATAGAAAATTTTATAGATTACGGAGGATAGAATGGAATACCTCATAGGCGCTGTAATAGGCGCTGTTTTGTTTTTTGGCGGGTATCTGACCGCCTACAAATTGGCGCCCCGAAAAAAATACGAGCCTGACGACGATCTGCAAGTGCAGTACGACGATACCCGCCGCACACGGGCCGACAAAATGAATATGCAGATGTATAACATGCTAAATTATACAGGGAGAGCACAGAATGAAGATTACGAAGACTGACCCTCAGAGCATATGGGAGGAGTACCAGCAAGGCAGGCGATACAAAGAGGCCATAAACCTGTATGAAGATGTCCGGCTTAACGAAAACTTCTACCTTGGGCGGCAATGGGAGGGGCTGAACGCTCCCGACCTGCCTAAGCCCGTGCTGAATTTTCTCAAGCGCGTCGTCACATACGTGATAGCCACAATATCCTCAAACGATATAGCCGTATCCCTGTCGCCCCACGAGAGCGACCGGGACAAGGAAATGACCGCGAAGGCGGTAAGCAGGCAGCTTGAGAAGGTCATTGAAAACACGAAATTTAAAAGCGCGCTGCGCCAACGGATACGGGATAGCGCAGTAGACGGCGACGCATGCATGTATTTTAGATTTGACCCCGAAATAGCGACAGGACAGGCCGCACAGGGCGATATAGCGTGTGAGGCTATAGACAACATCAATGTGATATTTGGCAACGCATACAACCGCGATGTGCAGTCACAGCCCTATATCATCATTTGCCAGCGCAAAAAGGTGAAGGAACTGAAACGCGAGGGCAAGGCCGCCGACATGAGCAACGCAGAAATACAACTAATACAGGCCGACACGGATGCATATCAGCGCGAAAAAGGCGACGATGCAAACCTCTGCACCAAACTGATAAAACTCTGGAAAGAAGAAAACGGCGAAATCTGGTACACGAGCACAACGGAAAAGGCGACGATAAACAAGCCCATCAACACGGGCCTAAAGCTCTACCCCGTAGCATGGATGAGCTGGGACGAGGTAAAGAGCAGCTACCACGGGCAAGCACTCCTCACCGGCCTCGTTCCGAACCAGATAGAGGTCAACAGATTGTTTGCCTGTTATGTGCGCTCGGTCAGCATGAACGCATTCCCGAAGATCGTTTACGATTCGGACAAAATCAAGAAGTGGACAAATAAGGCCGGAGAGGCCATAGCGACGAAGGGGATCGGCGTTGGACGGGTAAACGATTATGTGACGGCCATACGCGGCGGCGATGTATCCTATCAGGTCATGGAGGTCATACAGCAGATCATAACAATGACCCGCGATTTTATGGGCGCCTCTGACGCCGCGCTCGGCAACGTCAAACCCGATAACACCTCCGCCATTATCGCCGTGCAGCAGGCCTCGTCAATGCCGCTGGAAATCCAGCGGATGAACCTATACCAATTTACCGAGGATTGCGTGCGGATAATGATGGATTTAATGCGGGCGTATTACGGCGTGCGCATTGTCACGCTGGATGAGGCCGTCCCCGCCATAGAGGACGGCGCCGCGCTTGACACCATGGGCAACCCGACGGGGGAGAGCATCAACAAAATACAGCTCGATTTTTCGAATTTTGACACCATCAACTACGATACAAACGTTGACGTGGGCGCGTCCTCATACTGGTCTGAATTGATGCAGGTACAGACCATGGACAACCTGTTTACAAAAGGGATAATTACCGACGCGGTACTGTACCTCGAAAGCATACCGAGCAAATACCTGAAAAACAAGGACAAAATCATAGCCGCCGTTAAGGAACAGCAGGCCATGATGGCACAGCAGGCCGCCATGCCTACGGAGACCCCGCCCGCAGAAATGCCGATAACAGAACCAGCGGCGCAGGAGCTTGTGAACCAGGTTGCCGAAGCACGGCGGGAAGTAATGAATCAATCGCGACAATAGGCCTAAAAGGCCTTTTGTTATATAAAAACGCAGAAAGGAAAACACAATGGGAAACAACAATGAAGTATTCGACGGTTCAGATCTGTTTGTAGACGCGGAGGACACCCACGAAGCGGAAGAACAGGCTGCCGCCGATACGGATACACCGGCTGAAGCAGAGGACACCCACGAAGCGGAAAGCCAGGAATCCAATAACGAGGACGCGAAAACCGAGGATGAAAACGAAGAACAGGGACACCCACCTTTCATGACAGTACAATTCCTGGGAAAAGAACGCGGCCTCAATCGCGAGGAGGCTATAACCTTCGCACAGAAAGGCCTCGACTATGACCACGTCCGCCAGGAATTGGAGGAATTGAGACCTCTCAGAAAAGAAATCCAGGAGATCGCCCCCTTTTTACAGGAGGTTGACTATTGGGCTAAAGAGAGCGGGATGAACCGCTCCGAATATCTGAGCTTCCTCCGCGAAAACCGCCAGACCCAAATGCTCCAGAATGAGATGAGCGGCATCAAGGCCCAGTATCCCGACCTGCCTGACGAGGTGGTAAAGGAAATGGCCGAACTGAGATGCAAGGGCAAGGAGGCGGAAAATGTCAGGCTGGAAGAGCAGCAAGCGCAGGCACAAAAGGACGCCGAGCTTGCGCCGTGGCAGAAGTTTATCGAAATTTACGGCATAACCGACCCGGAAAAAATACCGCCCGATGTGATGGCGGACGTGGGAAACGGGCTATCCCCCGTTGAGGCTATGCAAAAGCACGAGATAAACGAGCTTAAAAAACAGCTTGAGGCAGCTAATACCAAAAAACAGATAGAGGAAAAACACGAGGAAAACAAAAAACGCGCAATGCCAAGCGCGGCAACACAGGCCCAGCCGGAAAAGGAGGACAGCTTCCTTGCAGGCATGGGCTTTTAATCTACTGAAAGGAAAAAGTGAATAATGGCTATCAATTTACACGAAAAATACTCAAGCAAAATCAAACAGGTTTACACGCACAACTCATTTGTCGAGGGCAAAACCAGTCAGGAATACGATTTTGTCGGCGTAAAAACCATAAAAATCCCCACAATAATCACGCAGCCGCTGAACAAATACCAGCGTAGCGGTACTAATCGTTTTGGTACTCCTAATGAGCTCCAGGACGTTATCCAGGAACTCAGCATAAACGAAGACGGAGCGTTCTCCATCCCTATTGACAAGGGAAACAACAATGAGCAGCAGATGATGAAACAGGCGGGCCGTGTAATGGAAGCCGAACTGCGCGAACAGGTAACGCCTACAACCGATAAACATGCCATTGCCCAGTTTGCTGCTAACGCAGGCCACACCATAGCCTATGACGCTGCTGTATCCAAAAGCAACATTGTATCTAAGCTGCTCGATATAGAGGTTTACTTCGAGGACAACTTCGTCCCCACCGACCGCCGCTATGTGTTTGTGAAAAACAACCATGTTGCTATGATAAAGCTGTCCAGCGAGTTCCAGTACGCTGATTCCGCTATAGACAAGCTGCTCATGAAGGGCATCGTGGGCAAAATCGGCACTCTGAACATCGTCGGCGTGCCTGCTCGGTATCTGCCCGCCAATGTGGAACACCTGGCATTCCAGTCCAATTCCGTTTTAATGCCCTTTAAGATTCGCGAGAGCCGTATACATCAGGATCCTCCTGGTATTTCTGGCAACCTGCTAGAAGGCCGCTTCCTTTACGATGCTTTTGTTATCGGCGCTATATGCGACGGCGTAGTCGTAGTTGTGGCCAAGGATAAGAAGTGCGCCGATCCCACCGTGACCAAGGGCACCACGACCGCCATAGCTACTACCACCTCCGACGCAGAGGTCTACTATACCACCGACGGCTCTGATCCCCGCTGGTCTACTACTCGAACCAAGTACAGCGCCGCCATTGCCAACCCCACCGCAGGGACCATCATTAAGGCATACGCGACCTATATTAGCGGCGGTATGTATCCCTCCGATGTAGTCACCCACAAGTGCGTTTAACAAAATCATAGTGGGGCGGGCAACCGCCCCACCTTACCAAGGAGGAACCCATGACCGGACAACAGATATACGAACTGGCCTCATCATTCCTGTACGAGATAGACGGCGAAGATGAGGATTCAAAAAGATTTGCCGTCGGGTTTATAAATATCCTGCTGCAGGAGTGCCTTAACTGCGAAAACAGCATGCGGCTTTTCCGGGGGAAAGAAACGCTGGACGAAGCGCCGTACATCAAATCGCTTGCCGAGGAGATACCGTATCAGCCGGAGCTTACCCGCGTTGCCTTCCCGTATGGCGTGGCCTCGTGGTTTTTCCAGGAAGCGCTCGACAATTTCCAAGCTGAGAATTACCGCAGCAAGTACCTGTCCGCTGTTAGCGAGGCAAGTAAACTCAACAGCGGCATAGCGGAGGATTATTATTCATGCCTGAGTCTGTAACCCCGAAAAAAATAGCGGCGACGAAAACCTACCAGCGCACATACGACAAATTCAGAGGCGTGGACTTTTCCACCGACCCCACACAGGTAGCGGATTTCCGTTCCCCGTATGCCGAAAACCTGATATCCGACCTCGCGGGATTCCCCGAAAAACGCCCCGGCTGGCGGACGCTGCTGACCGTGGCAAACGAAAGGATCAACGGCATATATTACTGCGTATTCAAAAGCGGCGCCACCGCAAGGCTCGTCCACGCCAAAAACAAACTCTACAAATGGAACGACGACGATACCGTTACCCTTGTGTTTACCGGCATGAACGACCAGCGCAGCGCGGCCTTTGCCCATGGCGGCAAACTGTATATGCTCGACGGGCTGAAATACCGCGTGATAACGGAGCACAACGGCGCATACACGGTGCAGAACGTAGAGGACACGGCGGCCTTTATCCCGACTACCACCATAGGCGCAGACCCCACGGGCGGCGGCACACACCTGGAAGCGGTCAATATGCTGTCCAACGGGCGTATAAACTCGTTCCATTCCAACGGTAACGATAAGACCTACTATCTCGACACGCAAAACATCACCGCTGTAACAAAGGTGCTCGTGGGCGGCACGTTGAAAACACCTACAACGGACTACACCGTAGACCTCGCCGCCGGAACAGTGACGTTTGCTGAAGCCCCGGCAGACAGTAAGGGCGTTGATAATGTGGTCATCCATTTCACCGCCACGGTAGAGGGATACGCCGACCGCGTGAACAAATGTACCCTGTTTGCCTATTACGGCTACAACAACGATAACCGCGTATTCATTTCCGGCAATCCGGAATATAAAAATTGGGACTGGCAATCCGGGCTTGACGATCCTACATATTTCCCGGATACGGGATATACACAGATAGGCTCCGACACGTCCTCCATAATGGGCTACATCAAACAATATGATTCCCTCATGGTGGTCAAGGATGACAACCAGCAGGACGCAGAAGTGTTCCTTCGCACTGCCGAGATGCAGACGGACGGAACGGTGATATTTCCCATCAAACAGGGCATAAAGGGCGTAGGAGCCATATCCAAGTACGCCTTCGACACCCTCAGAGATGACCCGCTTTTCTTGGCAAGAGAGGGAGTTTTCGGCATATCCTCGACCTCTGTACAGTTGGAACGCAACATACAGGACAGAAGCTATTTTGTCAACACGGAACTGACTAAGGAAAGCGGCCTTGATGAAGCCGTATCCGTAGTATGGAACGGCTATTATATCCTGTGCGTCAACGGAAAGTGCTTCGTAGCTGACAGCCGGCACAGGAGCGCAAAGACGGACGGCGGCGCGAGCTATTCCGAAAGCGGCTCGTATGTACAGTATGGGTATGAATGGTACTACTGGACGAACATTCCTGCAAGGGTATTTTTTGAGCAGGACGGCAGCCTGTTTTTCGGCACGGCTGACGGCAAGATATGCCGGTTTAACACCGACCGGGGAAAAATGAACAAATATAACGACGACGGGCAGCCTATTACTGCTATCTGGTCTACGCAGATGGACAATTACGGCACTATCACCCGCAGGAAGTCCCTGACGAAAAAAGGATGCGGCGTGATGATAAAGCCGTATACCCGATCATCGGTCAAAATACTCGTGGCTACTGACCGCATACATGATACTCAGATACGCTCCAAGGCAATGGATATACTGGATTTCAGCGATATCGACTTTGAACGCATAACCTTTAACACGCTGGACACGCCACAGGTTATTGCGTTCAATAAAAAGGTCAAGAAATTCATCGTCCTACAGATCATCTTTAAAAACGACACGCTCGATGAGGGCTTCGGCATATACGGCGTACAAGTGCAGTACGTCGTGGGCGGCTATGTCAAATAAGGAGGGAATATGCTCGAAACAAACATAAAGAAAGTGGCTACACAGGTTCCTACACCCGTCACGCCCACCACACCGCAAAGCCCGATAAGCGGCGGCACATACACCGTGGGCGGCAACCATACCGTTGACAACTCCGCGTATGCCGCCGGCACCGATGCAAACGCCATAGCCCTGCAAACCTATGACAAACAGCTTGCTGCATATAAGGCGGCGCTCCAGGCGGGGTATGACGCACAGGCGAATACGATAGCCGCACAGGCGGCAAAACTGAAGGATCAGTACAACACGTCCCGCAACGATGTGTATACAAACTCCCGCCTGTCTGCAATCGGCAATAATGAGCGGCTTGCGGCTCGCGGGCTTGCCGGCAATCTCTATGACTATGCCCGCAGCGGTACTTCTGAGACCAGCAGGATAGCGCAGGACGTCGCCATGCGAAAGGCCCTTGCCCAGCAGAACAACGCGGAGATAAGCGCGAACAACGACCTCAGCCTTAAACTGCTCGAAGCGCAGAGGGAAGCTGACGCGAAGTACGCCGAATACGCCGCCAAGAATGAGGAAAGCAAAATACCTTACCTTATGGCCCTCGCGAACGCTGCCAACATGAGCAGCGGCGGAGGAGGCGGAGGAGGCGGCGGCTATTATAGAAGCGCTAAGAAGTCCAGCAAGAAATCAGGAAGGAAGAGCGGAAGCGGAAGCAATAAAACGTCTGCGACCACTAAAGGCAATAATATACCGGGCGATCAGAGCACCAGCCGCATTCTGGTAAACCCGAAAACCGGAAAGGAAACCAAAAACAGAATTTCTGGCATGGTCAAATAGGGGTAAAATCGCATGGCAAAGACTCAAGCAGAAGTAAGGGCGGCAAAGGACACTAAATTAGGCATAAACAGAAATATCCAAACGACAAAAAACACAACGAAATATGATTCCGTCCCAAGCAATATCGAAGAACAGCGCGACCGTAAAGACGAGGCACTTGGCATTACCCGGCGCGAGGGCAGCACCTGGAATACCGGCAAAACTTATACAAAACCTACAGCACAATCCCTGCTCGACCAGTATAACGCCAATGCAAAGAAGCGTATTGAAGAGGTACATGCCTTAACAAAAAATGCGGAAAAGGCCTATAATGAAGCCCGCATATATCAAAAAAACTACGGCAAGCCCGGAAAAATAAACGAAACGAAAGAAGCACTCAACCAAGCCCGATTAAACGAACGGGACATACAAAACGAAATAGACATAGGCCGCTTTGTACAAACCGCTGCGGAGTATAAAGACGATAAAAGCAAGAAATCAAAGATTGACGCTGCCCGCGCCAAGCCCCTCCCAGTAAAGAAAAATAAAAGTATATGGGAAACCGGGATACAGATACCCGGCGGCGGCAACGAAGCGGGCATACGCGCAAAGAACGGCGGCCTTGCGTGGCAGTCTGATAGCTATAAGGCCATGACGGACGATGAGGCAGAGGTATACAACCGTCTCGCCAAAAACGGCAAGGAAAAGGAAGCGGAAGCCTTTCTGAAAGCGATAACCCCTACTCTGAACGCAAGGGTAACGCAGAACCGCCTTGAATCGGCACAGAAAACGGCGCAGGACGGTGTAATGGGCGGTGTGGGTGCTTCTATCGCATCGTCCCTGCTAAAGCCTGTGACGGCCTTACAGGGCGGGATAAAGACTGTATGGGATTTTGCCACAGGCAAACCCATAGACACCAACGCCCCCGAATATTATGCCTCCAACCTCGCCAATACCTTGCGCAGTTCCGTAGCCGAAAAGATCGAGAACGGTGTGTACGAATCCACAAAGGGCGACTACACATACGACAGAACCGGCAACCGCCGCATGACCACCGAGGGCGAAGCAAAGAACAACGGCAAGATTGCTTCATTCCTCTATCAAACCGGCATGAGCATGGCGGATATGATGACCATGACTCCCTTCGGGCCTGTCGGCATGCAGGTAATGATGTCCTCCAACGCCGGCGTAGACACCATGATAGACGCGAAGAACAACGGCGCGACAGATGATCAGGCCATGGCACTTGGCATTGTATCCGGCGCGGCGGAGGCACTCTTTGAAAAGTTCTCCATAGAAAACCTGTTTCACGGCGGCGTATCTAAAAGTACTATCCTCGCGGCTCTCAAACAGGGCGGCATAGAAGCGTCCGAGGAAATGGCTACCGAGATAACTAATATCCTTGCCAATGAGGCCATTATGGGTAACCAGTCTGACTTCAACAAGGCCGTTGCAGAATATAAGGCAATAGGCCTCGACGATAAGGACGCTAAGGCAAAGGCACTTGAGGAAAAACTGCTCCAGGTGCTTGAAGCGGGCGCAGGCGGATTCCTGAGCGGCTTTGGCATGGGCGCGGCGGCGGATATAATGAACACACGAGCCGCAGGACATAGCGTCATAGACCAGGCTACGGAAACCTATATCAATCAGGGACAAACCCCAGAACAGGCCCGGCAGAGCGCCATAGACTACCTGAAGGGTGAGCTACGCGCTGTCGGTGCGCTTGCGGATGAAAACTCCGTCGCGTATAAGCTGTCGAAGAAGACGGGAGATATGTCAACCGGCGATGTCGGCAGGGCGTATATGGCGAACAAGGAGGAATGGGAGTCTGGCGGCCTGAGGGCATCTCCTGAGTATACTCCAGAAAAAACGGGCATATCGATCGAAAGGCAAACAGAGTTTGACGATTACGTACAAAACGCATTAGCCGGAGCGGATAATAATGAGAGCAAAGCATTTAGCCTGAGCAAAGTTGATAATCGGATAGTGACCGCGCTGAACGCAAGAGGTGTAAAGATTAAAGATGGCGCTTGGCATGAAATAACCGATAACGATATACGCCATATAAACAATAGCCACGGTATCAGCAAAGATGGGCAGTATGGTATTACGACCGGAGATCTACAAGCGATACCGCTGATATTAAATAACGCCGACACGGTCTACTATTATCCTTACAAGAATGGTAGACAAGGCGTGCTATACGTTATGGATCATGTTGATACCACATATTACGTGGAGCAGATATTAAACGATGATACGCTTACAGGCAAACAAATGATAAAGGCACCTCTTGGTGAAGTGCCCGAGATATATAAAGACGTAATAAACAAAAATGAAGTGCTAACTGCTTCTCTCGATGGCGTTTCAGCCCCCGGGATGTACGCCCAAGACGTTACACAGCCCAGCACTTCTAAAACAAATATACCAAACTCTGCTGAAACTGTCAACACAGAGGCTACTATTCCCGATAGGATAGAGCAGCTTCAACAACGCCTGAATGAGCTACCCATGAAGCTTTCCAGAGAAGGCATAGACATTCAGAACCAGATAAACGAGATCAAAGCGCAGCAACAGACTGTCGCCGATATTGCCAACGATACATCGAGGACACAGCAACAGGCCGACCTTTCCGAAACTGAACTTGACTTTGCGAAGAAACTGAGCCAGGCGGCGCAAAACCTCGGCGTGGTCAATTCCGAAACAAAGGCACTGGGCAAGGAGTTCTTTTCACATTCTGAGGAGATGCCCTCGCTACAGTCTATCCAGAACAAAAGCGTTGAGGATTTGACCAGCGAGGATTATGTAACCATCGTAAAGAATCTTGTCGGCGGCGGTAAACAGCGGCTTTATACCAAGGAGACTTCCAGAGTATTTGACACCGTAGCGGGCGGAAATAAGGAACTGCGCAACACCCTGTACAACATATTCGAGAAGCCCTTCAACGAGGCAGGTGGGCATTACGGCAAGTCCCTCACCTCCTCCGTGGAATCCTATAAGGAGATCATGCGCAAGTACGGCATCAAGCCCAAAAGCAATGAGGACGTGGCGGCGCAGTGGTACGGCGAAGGGCAGCGGCAGGGGCCGGACGGCGTAATGTCCGAGTATACCCAGGCAGACCTTCAGCGGGATTTCCCCGATACATGGGAAAAGATCAAGGGCTTTGCCGAAGTCAACAGGCAGATATACGAAAAGTACCTTGACCGTATCAACTCCATGATGGAAACGATATACCCCAACGTTTTGGAGAATGCCCAGGAGGAATATCAAAACCTGGTATCTAAGCTCGATGTAGCCAAGAGCAAAACCGACGCCATGGCCCGCGCCATAGCCGAAAAGGAACGGGTGACGCAGCAGCTTCAGGATATGCGCGACAGCAAGCAGCGGCGCGACACTAAAGCGTTCGCGAATATCGAGGGCAGGATAGCCACTGAACAGGCGCGAATAGACAGCATGAAGAAAGAGCTTGCCGAGCTTGAGAAAAGGCAGCGCATACATGAAATGGACGCGCAAGCGCAAAAGACGGCGATAGACACCGGGGCGATATACGAGGGCAAACGGATACTTCCCCGCAAGGACTATTTCCACCACGCCCAGGAGATGCTCAGCGACTATACCGTGCTCGACTTCCTCAAGCCCAAGAACGTAAATGAGGACATATCCCCCGCCCTCGCCGGCATATCCGACCAGACAAAGCCAAAATCCCGCTGGTGGGGCGCCATGTTCCACAGAGGGAACGGTGCATACTTTGCCAGCGCATCCAACGCCATGGCAAGCTATATAGGCATGGCTGAGTACAAGCTGGCGTATGACCCCCTTACGAATTATTTCCGCAAGATGGAAGGCGCCATGCGCACAAGCGCTGATACCGTAAACGCGAAGAATGCCTCTGGCTTTATCGAGTGGACTAAGGACTGGACGGACGGCATAGCCGGAAAGAGTGACCATGTTATAGACCGCGGCGTACAAAAGGCGATAGGCCGCCAGATGCTCAACAGCATAAACAATGTAAACAAGCGCGTCCGTGCGAACAAGGTCATGGGTAATATCCGCACAATGGTTGTGCAGGGATCAAACCTCGCCAACGCTACGGGATACATACCCAGCGCCAAGGCATGGCAACAGGGCTTGCAGGCCTTTGCGGACTATCATTTCAACCCCGACAGCAATATGCGGCAGCTCCTGTCGCAATCTGAGTTCATGTCCCAAAGGTACGGCGCAAATGGCATGAACATACTGGAAGGCGACGGCAAAGGCGTAAAGTGGTTGGCCGCACAGGGCCTTGAGCTTTTGCAGCACTGGGGCGACGATCTGACATGGTTTTCCGCGTATTCACAGTTTAACAACAATCCGGATGCCGCCATGTCCGGCATGAAGCGCAGATATGAAAACGCCATAGATTACGCCGACGATATAACCCGCCGTTCCGTTGCCGGACGCGGCGTAGGAGAAGGCGCGCTTCTGAACAATTCAAAAGTAATCAACACGCTTGCGCCATTCCAGACCGAAGTGCTGAATCAGTGGAACGCCTTTTTTGAACACGCCAAAGATCTGAAAGCAAGCCCCGAAGCAAGAAAACGGGCGGCAAAGGGCCTTGCATCTCTCGAAGTATCAACGTACCTTTTCAACCTTATCACTGAAGCGTTAATCGGTGATAAGATACTCGGCTTTGACTTCATCAACGCAATCGTAGAAGCGATAAAGAATTACCGGGACGACGATGACGAGGACAAGAACGCCCTCGACCTTGCGAAAGGCATAGCGCAGTCCTCCCTCGGAACCATGGTAGACGCTGCGCCCATGGCCAACATCATTGCAAATCTGCTCGATAAAGAGACCAATGAAAAGATATTTGGCAAAGAGCATTCCCCGACCAGATACGGCGGCGGCAACATCGGCTTACAGGCGGCGGCGGACGGTATCCTCTGGGGGCTGGATACCGCCGAAAAGATCGTTGACGGCATAAGCGACAAAACCCCCGCCGAAGATGTGATAAAGAGCCTCGATTGGGAGGGCGGCCTTGAAACCGCCGGCAATTTCGTAACGCCGTGGGGCGGCACACAGCTCGCGAGGACTGTCAAGGGCCTTGACACCTTCTTCCGGGGCGGCAAATACGATAAGGAGGGCAACCTTCAGTACGCCGTGGCGCAGACACCTATCAATTTCCTGCGGGCTGCTACTTTAGGCCGCAGCGCGCTGCCGGAGCAAAAGGAATGGGTGGCGAAAGGATTTCCCACACTATCTCCCGAACAAACCAAAGCGTATGGCGAATTTAAAAAGGCGGGCGGCAACATAACCGCGTTTACGGACTTCAAGGCCAAGTATGATGAACTCAAAAACAGCATCGGAGCGGACAACAGAGAGATAAGCAAACTCGCCGACGAGATAGAAGCGGCCAACCCCATGCTGTCAGAGGCTCAGGCTAAAGAACGGGCGCAGAACCAGCTCGGCAAGAAATACCGCAACGCCGATAACGAATACCTTACCCTTGTTGCCGACAGCGACATGACGGACGAGCAGAAGCTTGCCGCCATGATGGCAATAGGAATGTCTGATGATGACATAAACAAGGTCAAGGGGCTTGCGAAAAACGGCGTTACCGTTGGCGAATACTTGAAGTACCAGAACCTTTACAGTTCTCGCGGGTCTACAAAAACCGAGGATAAAAACGCCCTGGTATCCGCGCTCATGGCTGATAAGACGCTTTCGGAGAAGGATAAGACCATGCTTGCCAACAGGATAATTGATGGCGATTGGGTGGTGGACTTCAGCAGCCAGGCGGCAAACGACATACTTACCCAGCACGGCAAGAGCAGTTATAACAAGTATCAGAAGGCCAAGACGGAAGCCGGAATATCCGCTGAAACGTATCTCAGCTACGCAAATAAGAGCGATAACTTCATAAGCGACTACGACCAGTACGGCACGAGCATAAGCTACAGCAAAAAGGCTAAAGTAGTCGATTACCTCGAAAAAATCGATGCAAGCGAGGAACAGAAAGAATATATGTTCCATGAACTGTTCGGCTATACTTCGAGCTATCAGGCCCGCTTTAAGAAGCTTAAAGAAATCGACGGCGTCTGGTGCTACGAGCACAACGGCGAATGGATAAGGCCTACTTACTAAAGGAGGGACACATGGCACTAACCGACAACAAAATAACCACGTGGACAAACCCCATCGTCAACGAAGCGGATCGCCCCCAGCGGTCCGCTGCTGACATGAAGGCGATATTCGACAGCAACAGTAACCAGCTCAAGAAAGCACTCAACGGCCTCATAGACGCGCTCACTCAATCCGGCGGCGGCGACATAGGGGCAAGCGTTGAGGGCATGGCCGGAAACAACGTGCAGGCCCTTATCGCGGAGCTGAAGGGCTTGATAGACACGATAGAGGAATACACGGACAGCCTTAAAACGCCCAACGGCGCCGCTAACGTGGGCGCAGAGGTGAGCGGCATAACCGGCGACAACATAGCCGCCGTCCTCACCGCGCTGAAAGCCCTCTGCGACAGGGTAGATACCACCGGCGACGGAGACCTGTTTTTAAAGAACGACGGCACTTATGGCCTGCCCACCGTGGGCAGCGCCGCAAACGGCCTTCCCATAGGCGGCAAGGCAGGGCAGTTCCTGAAAAAGGCCAGCTCCGTCAATTTCGCGGGATACTGGGGCGGCATTGTAGACGAGGCCCTTTCCGGCCTGCTGAAAGCCTCCAATGGTGAACTGGCGGCGGCGGAGGCAGGCGTTGACTACCAGACCCCCCTCGCTTCCGGGACGGACTATCAGCCCCCCATACCCGCCGGGACTTACGCCACCCCGGACGATGTTTCCGAGGCCGTGTCGGGGCATAACGGCGCAAGCAACGCACATTCCGCGCTGTTCAGCAAAAAGCAGACCGCGCCCGCCCTCGCTTCCTCCCTCCCCGCCAGCGGCGCGGCGCTGACGGCAAACACTATATATAACGTATCCTCTCCTGTGGGTACATACGTGTTTACCCCGCCCGCATCCGGCTGGGCGCACGGCACATTCAGCACGGCGGCCTCGGTTGCGGTGTCGTTTGTGAGCGGGGCGAACTATTTAGGCGAGGCCCCGGCAATAGAGGCAAGCAAGACCTACGAATTTGACGTATACAACGGTGTGTGGGCAGTGCAGGAGGTTGTGAGCGCATGATAGCTATGCTACGAAGGAGGCTGATGAGCAACATGGCAAAGGCGAAAAATATAGCAACGGGAACGGTGGTTGTGGGTTACGGTAAATTGCTCACAATTAACGGATTGGATTTTCAACCTAATCATGTTGTTTTGCATTTTATGGCAGACCGAGATGGTAAATATACAATAATTTCTTTGTATGACAATCATGCAGTGGCCATGGAAGGCACAGAGATAAGCAAATATACCTGTTCATTAACGTTTAAAAACGATGGAGTAGTGTGCTCATTAAGTGATGATAGCTATTCAGATTTTAATGGCACTTACCGCTATGTAGCATGGCAAGAATAAAAAGGAGCACACTATGAAAATAATTCTATCGGGGGGGGCAGCCTCCGTAAAATAAAAAGCGCCTATGCGCTATGATACCATTGCAGTTTGCCTTACGGCGCAGGATGATGATGGCAGGGGGCGGCGGTGCGCCCATATCCGATTTGCCGCTGGGAGCGTTGATAAATGTAGGCACGGACGGTGGAGCGGGTACACCTAACTATGAGATAGCGGACAAGGATAATCTTGTTAGCGGCGGCGTGGTGCTGGTGAGAAAGAATATACATTCACGAACACAGTATAGTTACGGCTATTTAGCGTATATAGATTGCGCCCTTGATAAGCTGATGAAAAATACTATATATAGTCAACTTCCGCAGACATTGCGTGCTATCTTACTTAATGTAACATTCCGACTATATGCTAATGGTAGTAATGCAATAACTCGTAAAGTGTTTGCGCCTACATACACTATGATGGGTTTTGGCAACAATATGGGAGTAGCAGAGGGTAAACCGCTACAACACGTTAGCAGGGCAAAAAGCTTTAACGGGAATTCATTTAGCTGGTGGTTATCATCGTTTCATAGTGGCGACGATAGAAATGGGGTAAAGTATATTATGTTTAACGGTTCTCCAAGCTGGACTGACAGTGTTACTCTTGATGATTCCGGAGCCGTTCCAACATTTGCAATTCCATCTGAAACACTCTATGACCCTACACCAAATACAGACGGTTCATATAATTTGATCCTATAAAGGAGGATACAATGCTAAACACAAACTATGCCAAGCTGGTGGGCGGGTATCCCGAATATTTACGCCTGCCGGTTGAGTTGAAGTCGCCGCTTATAATCAACGGTGTGACGCACCCCGCAGGGGCGCACCTCTCCACCAATGACGATGCGGCGATAAAGGATCTGGGCTATAAGCCCGTGACACGAACTACAATGCCTATACGAGATGGGTACTACTATACCGAAAAGTGGGCAGAAACTGATACGGCAATAGTACAGGAGTGGGAGGAACATGAACAACCTCCGGTTACTGACTATACCGAAGTCCTCGATATTATGACAGGAGAAAAAGCATGATAGTACGCACGGCAGAAGAAGCAAGAGTATGGCGGGCGCAACTTGAGAAGGCACTGCCCGCCGTACCCGATAAGGACGCAAGCGGTTGCGTAGACCTCTATCCAACCTTAAAACAGAGTGGCAGTCTCATAAAAGCCGGAACTCGTATCAACTGGAACGGCTGGCTCAAACAGGCCACCGTAGACCTATGGGATACCGAGGAAAATGACCCCGACCACGCGCCTACTCTATGGGTAAAAATCCAGTACAAGGACGGCGCAAGGGTGATACCCGATGTCATCACGGCGGCGGAAGCTTTTGATAAAGATGAGCTTGGCTGGTGGAACGGTGCGATATACAAGAGCCTCATAGCCGCCAACGTCTACACCCCAGACGCATACCCACAGGGATGGGAACTTCAGGATTAAGGAGCCGCACGGCTCTTTTTTCATAATTAAAAAAACAAAAACAAAGAAAGGAAAAAATCAAAATGAAGAAACTCACTTGTATCCTCGCGGTTATGCTCATACTGTGCCTCTGCACCGTAGCCTACGCCGCAGACCCCGTAACTCTGGATATAACCGCGCTGGACTACCAGACCGGCAAGGCGGTATCCAAAACCTACGTCAACAACGAGCTGTTTTTGCTCAAGGTGGACATAGGCATACCCCGTTTTTACGACCTGACCGACATGGAGCTTATAATCGAACTGGACGGCGTAAAGCTGGACGCAAACGACCTGAGACTGGAGACTGGAACATATTACCTGAGCGGCATAGTTACCGACCAGCCCGCCGCCCTCCGCGTCACCGTCAAGGACATGGCATACGAAAACGCCACCACGGCAGAAGAACTTTACAACGCCATGCAGAAAAACAGGACTGTAAGCAAAACCTACTATTTTAACGCCGCACAGCCCGCCGAACAGCCCATTGCAAAAAACCCCGTGGTGATACCCAAGACCGGCGACGCCTCCGCCCTCGCATATGCGGTATCCATAGCCCTGATAGGGTTCGGCCTCGCGGTGGCAGGTAAACGCAGATGAGCAGAGTAACAGGCTTTATAGAATACCTCGAAAGCCATGTGGGGGATATGTACGTCTGGGGTGCGCAGGGGCAGCAGGTTGACAGCATGAGCGACCCCTACGCATGGATAGAACGGCGCGAAACCAGCGACACGAATTACAACCGCGCCGTGAAATTCATGGAGAAGGCCGAAAAACGGCCTCTCTACGCATTCGACTGTTCTGGCCTCATCGTACACTACATCAGCGACATAAGGCACTGGATGAAGGGCGACACCAACGCCCAGGGGCTTTACCGTATGTGCGACGAAAACAGGGGCTACGTCGGGAAAACTCCCATATGGCCGGGCGACCTCGTATTCAAGTACAGCGAAAGCAGCAAGAAAATGGTTCACGTTGGCGTATATGTCGGCGACGGCTACACCATAGAGGCGAAAGGCCGCGACGATGGCGTATGTAAGCGCAAGCTGTCCGATGGCAACTGGACGCACTGGGGGCGGCTTGCCATGCTCCAGCAGGAGGAAGAAAAGGAGGAGGTAAAGGCGCGGAAGATCATAACCCTGACGAGCCCCATGATGCGGGGAGACGACATCAAAGCCTTGCAGACCGCCCTTAACTCACTGGGCTATGACGCGGGGGACGCGGACGGCATAGCGGGCAAAAACACCATTGCGGCCATACGGCGATTTGCGGGCGACTATGCAAACGCCGGGGAAAAGGAACTGCCGGAGGTGTTACAGGCTACCGTATCTGTGGACGACAAAATCTATGTAGGCACATTGAAAAAATAAGGAGGAGCACCCATGACCAAAGAATGGATATGGGCAATAGTCACAGGCTTGAGCGGCATTTTGCTGGGCTGGCTTGCCCACATAAAAACCGCAAGGAAGGACGCGGTTGACGCGGCTACACACGACACCGCCATTGATACCGCGCTTAAATCGGACGTGGACTACATCAAACGCGGCGTGGACGATATCAAACTCGATATGCGGGCGCAGGCTAAAAAAATCGAGGACATAGACCTCCGCGTGGCCCGTGTGGAGGAAAGCACGAAAAGCGCCCACCACCGGCTGGACAGGCTCGAAGCACACAACAATTAAAGGAGGAAAAACATGAAACTCTCGAACAAGGTATACGACATTCTCAAGGCAATCGCCCTGATCTGGCTCCCCGCCATAGGCACCCTCTATTTCGCCCTTGCGGGCATCTGGAACCTTCCCTATCCTGAGGAGATCGTCGGCACCATCACCGCCGTTGACACGTTCCTCGGCGCGGTGCTGGGCATATCCTCGGCAAACTACAACAAACAGTAGCCCCCCGGACGGGATTCCCTTTCAATAGCCCCCGGCAAACGTCGGGGGCAAATCTTGTATAAAGGAGGTGTAGGCTTTTGGAGAAGCGGCCTCTTATTATATGGACAAGACCCTGCTCAATTCCCGCCCCCGGTCAGAGTGGGAAGCACTCATACACGAATGGATACATAACGAAAAAGACCGCTGGCTGATAACCCGCCGCCTTTTAGACGGGATACCATACGACGCTTTGACGGGTGAGTACCAGCTTAAATTTGAAATACCCCTTGAATATGACCAGATACGCAGGCGGTGCAAGGCTGCCGAAAAACAACTGAAAACGCACTGTAAATAGCCGATAAATAGCCGATGGGAGCAATCCTGTCGGCTCTTTTTTTATGCCAAAATTCAGGTAGAAGGGAGCGTGAAACAGTGTATCCATACCAACCTTATTTTAACCAGCAAACCCAATATCAGCGAACCGAAGTAGTCAAAGTGAACGGCGAGGGCGGCGCAAAGGCGTATCAAATGCCCCCTAATAGCTCCGCTCTTCTATTAGACGAAACGGCCCCCATAGTGTGGCTTAAAACAACGGACGGGGCGGGGTTCCCCTCTCTCTCGCCTTATAGCATAACCCCGTATAAACCCGCTCCGCCTGTCGATGTGAACGGCCTTGAACAGAGAATAGCCAGATTGGAGGAAATGATAAATGCCAAACCCGATACTACAAATGCTAAGCGGAGGAAGTCCGAGGAAGCTCAACCCACAAATGATAGCGCAGGCTAAACAGATGATGTCCGTTCCCGGACAAATACAGAAGATAAAACAGATGATAGGCAACGGCGACCCTAAACAGATGTTTTATGCGGCCTGCAAGCAATACGGGATAGACCCCGAGGATATTCTTTCTGAATTAAGATAGACCATTACCCGAAGCGCGCACGGGATTGGAATATAAATCGAAAGGAACTTTAGAACTATGGATAATATGCCCTCTCTCGCGGATATAGCCGCGGTAACTGATGGCAAGACTGACGGCTTCAACGGAGGCTTCTGGATATTCGCCCTTATCATACTTTTTGCTATGATGGGCGGCGGCTTTGGCGGCTGGAACCGCCAGGGCGAATTTGGACAGTATGCCACCGCTGCGTCTCAGCAGGAAATTCTCTTCGGTCAGCACTTCGGCCAGATCAATGACCGCTTGACTAACATCGGCAACGGTATATGTGATTCCACCTTCGCGCTGAACAACGCTATCACCACCGAAGGCCGGAACCTGTCCAGCCAGTTCGCAAACTGCTGCTGTGAACAGAGGCTCGGTATAGCCAACCTCTCAGCGCAGATGAACCAGAACACCTGCGACATAACCACCGCTATCCACGCCGAGGCCGAGGCCACCCGCTCCCTGATACAGGCGAACGAAATGCAGGCTCTCAGGGACAAAGTGTCCAGCCTTGAGATGGATAACCGCATGTACGGAGTAGTCCGCTATCCCAACGGTTACACCTACAACGCGGGGAACTCTCCCTTCTGCGGTAATAATTGCGGCTGCTGCTGCTAATTCCGGCTATGCCGTGATATATCGGGGCGGCGTATGCTGCCCCTTGATTTTTGAAAGGAGCATAAAAAATGGCTTGTAAAAATGTATGCAAACTCTGCCCCAACCTTATAATCTCCCAGGCCGTTACCTTCACGGCGGGAACCGGGCTGATAATCAACCTCCCGGCAGGCAACTATAACGATAATCAGAAATACTGCATCGTGGTAGCTCAGTCTATCCCGGCGGCTACCACTATAACCGCGCCCGTGTTTGTCACCATAGGCGCCGGCACGGAGCAGTATCCGCTGATAAATAGCTGCTGCGCCCAGGTCACAGCTTGCGCCATACGCACCCGCACCAGGTATGCTACCATCGTCAAGACCAACACCACGGGCGGCAGCTTTAAACTGCTCAATAAAACTTGCGCACTCACCAACAGCCTTGCAAGCATTAACGGAGGCGCAGAGTAATGAGCTTTAAGGAGATCATACGCCTGATATCCGAAAGGCACACCGATATGACGGAAGTGACCGATGCGCTCTCTGATATGATGCACACGGTAAAAGACCGTCTGCCGGAGGTGTACAAAGAAACAATGTATTGCCTCGAAGAGATAGCATATCGGATAACTCCTGAAGAGGCGCGGCAGATAGTCAAGGGTATGCGCCCATACGGTCAGAAATGGGACTATGATACCATCAAGGCGTTTCTGGCGACGAAGGGCATAACGGCGGTATGTAAATACTATCTGTGCATGAATATGTACTACAACGACAGCCACGATACCGCCGAAATGGTAGGCAGAGGAGAAGATCCGGAGTTTTATTTCAGCCTTGCAAAAGATTTCATTAACGATATAGACGGTAAGGATTTCAAGGTTGAAAAATATTTTACTGCGTAACTGGCAACTTTCTGGCAACCTTTCATTTCAAGTCCTAAAACGAGCGCAAACGGAAAATATAGATAAACAGCCGCTTTTTACGGACGAGAAACTGCAAGGAACTGAATAAAAAACGGGTAGCCGCCGGATACCAAACATCAAAAACGCCTGTGTTGCACGGGCGTTTTTCT